CGCGCGGCACGCGCTGCGTCCACGCCAGCCTTGGCCAGCTTGGCGCGCCACTCGGCCTCGAACATGGCTTGCTGCATTTGCGCCTGCTGCTGCTGGGCCTGCATGGCCTCGAGCTCCTCCGGCGTCGGCTCTCCCGCATCCGGGTCGCGCTGGCCGTTGATCTTCCGAATCCGGGATACCAACTCGTCCCGGTTCGGCACGTCCATCATCTCGACCACAAGATCCAGCAACGTAATCGCAATCTGCGGCGGCATCCGCGTCAGCATCTCCAACAGTTGTTCGGCCTGCGCCTGCCGCATGGATGCCCGCCACTCGCCTTCCGCGATAACGAAATCCGCCTTCGTCCGCGTAATGTCGTCCTCGGGCAACCCCGTATTGACCGCGATGTATTCCGGCGTGCCCCGGTCGTTTGTAATCCTGAACTGCTTTTCTTCCGTAAAGTATTGTTCGATAAGGGAAAGTTGCTTCTCGCCTTGAGTCTGTACGGCAAAGCGCAGGTTGTCGAACAGCTTCGCCGTCGTGAGCGAGCCTTGAAGCTGGCGCGCCTCGATTGCCCGTCCAGATGTCGCATTGGTCGCCCGGCCCAGTAACTCGTCCGTCACCCCCGACACGGACTGAATCATCGAGATATTGCGGCTCATCAGCTCCAGGTGCGCAGCCGCAAGGTCGCGCTCGGCGTTCGGGATCAATTGCTTCCCGGGCACCTTCTCGACCACGGCATCCGGGCGCGCCCATTCGCGGCGGAACTCCTCGATATCGCGTACAGCGCCCTCGTCCAAAATCACCTTGTTGGTGCTCAGGATGTACAGCGCCTTGCTCGCACGCTTGTTGATGTCCTCCTGAATGTCCCTCAGCCCACGGATCACCCCGTAGGGCATCCCATCCCGCCCACGCCGATAGCCCCAAATGGGCGTGAATGGAAACCGGTTATGCCGGTAGGGCGACGGCCCGAGATAGCACAGCCCCGCCGTCGTCATGACCGCGCAGTACATGCGCATCATCATGCGGGATGCCACCACACCTTGGCCGGCCGCTGCTTGGTGCGCCGGATTCTCCGGGTCATAGATTTGCCCGGCATTCGGCCCGGCAACGATCCGGTCCACGCGCTCGGGCCTCCGGAACCACATTTCGATCATCCGCACCCGGCGGCGATTGACCACGGTCAGCGCTCGCCCCCCGTAAGAATCAATCTCCACCTCGTGCTGGTCCATGACCTCGTCGCCGTATTGGAGATCGTAGGACAGATTGGACATCTCGGCGGCCGCCTGGGAAATTACCTCCGCCCGGTCCGGGAAGAGCGCCTTGGCCACGTCCTCATCGATCCATTTCACGCGGATCACATACCGCGCATCGGATAGGTCAAGCTCAGTAGACGCCGAATCCCAGAGCATGTTGCGCCAGGATTCATAACGCGAATACACAGGCTCCCCGTCGTCATCGTCCTGTACGCCGTCCTCCACCCAGCCGATGCCGACCTTTACCGCGTCCTCGAATGCCCGGCTGCGGTGGAAGGACGTCCGGTTCACATCAGATAAGTACTTGAGTAGCTGTGCCTTTTTCTCGGCCGGCTTGGCATCCTCCTTGGTCCTGGGCAGCACCCGGAAATCCGCGCGCCCGCGCTTCTCGGCCCCAATGATCCAGTTCACCGTCTGGGCGATGACGTTGTACACTAGCGGCGCCTGCCCGCGCTCTCGTAGGGCTTGCGCGTCCTGCTCCGACCACTGAATGTGGTCGTAAAAGTCCTCGTCGATCGCCTGCTGAATCCGGTTATCCGCCTGCCGATCAAGCTCCTGCTGGTAATAGCCCATCAGCCGCCGGAACAGCTCGATATTCTCCGGGCTATCCAGCTCGTGCTCCGGCTCTTCCGGCTCCGGCGATTCCACATCCAGCCGGTCCCAGGCGTTGGCTTGGATTAAGCGGGCGTCGTTAAGGTCGAACATTTTTTACTCGTAGTCCAGGATTTCGGCGTAATGCTTCCGGCCCGAGGATTCGGTAATGGTCGCGATGGCGCCGACCGTTGCCTTTTCCACCGGCTTCGGCGGCATCGAAATCAGATCGCCGAGGCTATCGTAGATCACCGACGCGATCCGATGCACATTTGTCGCTGTATCGTCAAAGCCAAGTGCGCGGTTGAATTCTATCGCGCGGGCAAGGAGATAGGTCGGGCCATCGCGATAATCGTCGCCGTGGTAGTACTTGTATGCCGCAGATAGTCCTATCACGACCGGCTTGTTGCGCTCGCCGGGCTCCACGCGACGATGCGTCGGGATCAGCACAAGACAGGGCTCCGTCTCAATGTCATCCCCTACCCACGTGCCAATCACGGTAATGTCGCCTAGGCGGCGTTCGAACGATTTCTTCGTCAAATCAAGCACATATCCTTTCACACGATCCTCCAATTCGCCTCCCGCATCCTACGGCGCGGTGTGGTGCGACGCACGTTGATCAGGCCGCCGGCATAAGCTTGCGCGAACTGCCGCAGCGCGTCGGCCGCTTCGGAATGCCCGCCCGCCTTGTCAGGCTCATCCGACCAGCAGCCTTGCCGCTCGTTCCACCGCTTGCGGTAGTTCTCAAGGTGGGTAAGCCCTTGTTTGCATTGGGTTTCGTCGAACCACAGCAGCGGGAACACGTCACGCACCTGCTGAATTCCCCAGTTGATGTCCTGCACGCGCGGCACGATCTCGAACTGATGCCCTGGCATCAGCTCCTCCAGCATCTGGCGCGGCGACTTGTTGGTGGTCTGCCCTTGGCGCACGTGGTCGGCGTCATGGGGAAGATAATGCTTGTCGTATGTAAGCCCTTGATTTTGCAGCCATTGCGTGGCGTGTGAATACGGTTCGCCCCACGCCTCATAGAATCGGATGAGCCGATATTCCTGCCCGACACGCTGCATTACCCAGATTGCTGTGCCGTCGCTCGATCCGATGTCCCAGAACGTCCAGCACCCGACCGCCTCGACGGGCAAACGCTCGCAAATCCGGCCTTCCAGGCGCGCCTGGGCAAGCTGGCGCGTGTAATAGGCCCCCTCCGTCGATGCGCGGAATGATTCTTCGGGGATCGACGGGTATTCCTGCCACATCCGCTCGCAATCCCCGGCGAAATCGTTTTCTCTCGTCGCCACGTACCACGCGCGTTGTGGCAGGGTGATAATTTTCCCGGTCTGCGCCTCGATCTCGTCGAAATAATCGTGATCCTCGTCGGTGATGACGACTCCCGCCGGGTCCATTGCGTATTCCGGGGTCTCATGCCACGGGAAGAAAAAAAATCGAAACTCCTTTTTTGTCAGAGGCTTACGCTGCTGATGCAGCGCTTCGGCGCGCCGGCAAATCTCATAGAATGCGCCGTCGCGCCCCTCCGCCGTTGACTCAATGACCACAATTCCGTCGTCCGGGACAGCGGGCAACGATCCTGTGATGATCTCCTCAGCCCGCTCCGGGAATCGAGAGCAAATCCGCCCGAATTCCGTGACGAGCAGGAAATGGATCGTCCCCGACCGCATCGACGTCGAGACGCGGATACTGCTGTTATTCGCCAGCAATAATTCCGTCGCGGAATCCCGCTCTAGCGGGATAGCTTGCTTCAATTGCTCCGGCAAGCGTTCATAGGCAAATTTAATTTTGTCTCGGAACAATGACTTAGCGGCATCGTCGGTATGCGCGATGATGCCGACACGGGAATGTGGCGTGACTAGCGCATAGTCCAGTGCGGCTAGACACCATCCGGTCGTGCTGCCAATCTGGCGCGCCTTGAGCACTACGTTGCGGTGCCAAATATTGTTGAACATATGCCGCTGCGCAGCATTCGGCCTGAATCTCACGACGCTATTCACGCCGACAGCGGATTTTGTGGTGATGTAATAGAGATGGCTGAGGCGCCACATGGGATTGGCCATGGCGGCGACGAGCTCGGCCTCATCGTGCGGAACGAAATCCTCAGGCGCGCGCGCCAACTCAGCGCGCCGAGCAGGGGAAATTGCCCGCGCCGCTAGCGCCATCAGTCAGATTGCCCCCCATCAGGCCGCAACGATCGGCCAACGATCGCAGACAGCATATCGGCCAGCGGATTGTCGGGCTGGACACCGTGATCCATTGCGAGCCGGTCGCCGTACTTTCGCGGCGCCTCACGAGCCAACATCCACTTTAGCGCGTCAATCTCGACTTTCGCGCACGCAGCGTCGATCACGCCCGCGCGCATATCCTCGATCACCTCGTCTATGCGCTCATAGCGAGCTCGGTGCCGCTCTGCGCACGCTACATCGTATTTATCGCGGAACTCGGGATAGCGGGCGAGCCAACGGAACACGGTCGCCTTGTCCGGCATATTCGGGGCCTGGCAGACGCGATGCAGGGATTTCCCACTCGCCAGCTCATCGCAGATTTTGTCGGCAAGCTCGGGGGTATAGTCTGTCGGTCTGCCGCCTCGACGTTTCGCGCCCTCGGACATGATTTGCTATCACTCTGATTTTGTTGGCGGTTCTATTATCGTACCAGCGC